ACATCATCTCCAGTTGGAACTCCGCTTGTTAAAATGTTTTGTGCATCCACACCACCTCTTGAAACGTAAAGACAATTGTAACCAATCGTGTCAGCAAATGTAATTGATGTTTCTCCACCAGATGCCGTGTAACCTTTAGTCTTAACAGGGTTTGCACCTACTATAATAATTCCTTCTGGGTCTACGCTTGTTCCTGTTGTATTGTATGCTCCGCTACCTTGTAGGCTCACGTTATATGTAGCCACATCTCTAACAGGAGCATTTATTGCCAAACTTGATATATTACAAATTCCGTTAATAATAACCAAACCATCAACTCCGTTATCAACCACAAACTTAATTTCTATTGGCTCTCTGGCTAATTGTTTCTCTAACATAAACAAATAAGAAAAACCACTCAAAATTATCAATCCATCACAGTTTACATTCCAAGTAGCTACATCGTTTTTATATTCTCTAAACCAAGCTGAAGCATAAGATGTTACTTCTTTTTGGTCAACGCTTACATTAAACGTACAATTTGTACTACACGCAAAAGCAACATCGACCTCTGGGTCAACATCTGTTCGATGCCAATAAAGCATTACATTTTTTCCATTTACCGCTTTTGCCATAATACAAATTTAGTCTTTTATTTTACTGTATATTATATTTTATTGTTTCAACAGAATCATTATCCTCGTTTGTAATTTCTATAAGCTGAAAAGACCCTACTTCATCAATTTGAGGTATTATGCTACCTCTATTTAACATAAATTTTTTACCATCATAAGATAGTGCGTTAGTTGACAAGTCTTGTACTGAATAAACTTTATCTAAATAGTTCAATCCTTTAGCAGTTTTAAATGTTCCTAAATCAGCTTCTAAAGTTCCAAAGTTCTTATTTAATAAGTTAGAATATTGTCTAGCTATAAGCATAGGCAATAACTCAAAAACATTAGTTGTATCTGGGTAACGATACCAATTTTGATAAGAAATACCAGAAGAATTTACTAAATTACCTACATTATTATTTACATTAAAGCTATTTAAAAAACTTCCGTATGGCTGGTCAATTTCTTTAATTGTAGTATTTTCATTTCCAACTTGTCTAGTTACATCTACTGACCTTATTGTTGTAAAGTTTTGATTTATAGAAACACTTCTTATACTAATTGATTCATATTGTGGAAATGGTGTTCCACCATCTACTAAAAATCTTAATTTAACATATCCTTTAACTGATGCTCCACTTGGACTATTTTGGCTATTTATTAAAACCTTTAATGAGTAATCAGTATAATTTCCTTCATCTACTTTAACTATATCTATAAAAGTAAAAGCAGTTTGCCAATTATTTGAACTATTATAATAATATGTAATAGATGTAGATGGATTTGTAATCATTATAATAAGTTTTGCCTTATTACCACCTATACCAATTCTATATGTAAATTTAATATCAAAACTTGGTCCATTCATATATGGCAAATACATATAAGGATTCAAAGGAGGAACAACTTGTTGCATTTCTACATAAGAAGAAGTACCTACTCCAATAGGTTTTTGAATACTTAATGTATTAGAAGATAGTTCGTCATCTATTGTTAAATTTACATAAGTTTGACTAGGAGTACCACTTGTAAAAAAATCCCATCCAAAAGGAAAAGGGAAAAATGCTGGTAAAGTTTCCCTATTATAATAACCTTTGAAATTACCATTGTGAACGTAGTTATCTGCATATCTAAAATCGCCTTTTATAATTATTTTAGGATAGCCTTTTCTAACTATTTTGTTTTGTGCGTTATTTACAAAATGTACGTTACCATCTAAATAAGGTTGAATACTTATATTTTTATCAAATGTACCACTACCAGCATTACTTACAGTTGGGTAAATAACATAATTAGTAAAATATCTTGTAGCTAAATCCATTTGATTAATAGCTAATAATTGCCATTTACCATCGCTTTGAAATAGTCTACACCCAAACGATTTGACAATATTATCTAAAACCTCATAATAATTTAATCCTACAAAATCCCTTCTATATTGATAAGTTTGTGAAAATGGTTCATCCCCAGATGCATCTCCTCTATCAAACATACCTTCTGCATAATAAGAACAAGAAGTAAGTAATTCAATTGGGTCAGGGTAATTAATTATATTTAAAGTTTCCGCTATTACATCTATAAGTCTATTAGTTTCATTTATACTTAAACCTTCTTCATAAATAAATTCCGTATATTCTAAAAATGATAATCCATCAATAGCTACTAAATCAACTTGAAGATTACCTGTTGAAAAAGGAATTTGAACATAATCGTTAAATAGAAATCCACACCATAAAAGTGTTTCTCCATTGTATAACTTAACAAAATATTTACGAATATCAAAACTTAATATTTCAGGAAAATCTTCGCCATCTTCTTCAGTTGTTAAAAAAGATATATTTAATTGAGATGAAATAATACCAGCTAAAGGCTCATCATCACTAGCATTTGATTCTAAACTAATATTAATAGCATCATAAGTTTTTACTGCAAGAGTATAATCCTTTTCGTAAATTCTAGCTATTAAACTACTTCCGTCTCTTAACGCTTGTGTTATTGTGTATCTTTGTCCGTATGGCATTATATCAAACTTATATTTTGTCCTTTAAGGAATGAAGATTTTTGTGTTCTATTTATAGCTACTAAAAGGTCTTGACCTCTTAAAACTGCTACATTACTTCCACCTGTATTATAACTGCTTCCACTCATTGCTCCAGCATTAAAAGAAGTTTTCATAAAAGTATTTAATTTACTTAATGGTAAAACTGCCTCTGGTCCAGCTTCTCCAATCATTGCAATAGAAGCACCATTTGTTATACCACCTTCAGCTAACCTTCTCCCTCCAAACGCACTTTGTAACGCACCACTAGCAGCAAATATTGCTTTAAGTTCTGGAAATGCAGTAAGTATGGCTTGAAATATTGTAGCTTGTATTACCGCTGCTGCTATTGATTTAGCTATATTTAAGAACATATCTGCAATAGCTTCTAAAGGACTTGTTCCTTCCTCAAAAGCAGCAAATACATCCATTATACCAGAAGTTAAATTACTAGCTAACATATTTGCAAAATTGCTATATGCTTCTTCTAATTGTTTTACTTTCTTTTCTTCTAAATCATATTGTTTGATTCTTTTTTTAGAATCCTTATCTAAAAAAGCTCCTAATCCACTTTGATTAGAACTCTCTAAATTTTCTTTTAATAATTTATCAAAATATTGTTTATTCTTATCTTCTTGTGCTCTCCTTTCTGAAGGTAAAGTAAATAATTTTATTCTTTCATTTTTAAGTACTTCTTGTGATTCTTTAAGTTTAGCTTTTAATTTAGCTACATATCTTTCCGTATCGGCTAACTCTAGCTTAGCCATTATTTTAAAATCAGATTCTTCAGTAGTTAATGGATTATCTGAAGGAGCCCCAAATATTCTCCTTAGATTAAACTGCATATTATCCCCTAATGTCTTATATGTTGCTGCTATATCTTTTAATATATAAGCATCATTATCTAAGTTATCTATTTCTTCTTTTCTTGCTTTAGCTGCTCTTTCTTCTGCATTTGCACTTCCAGCTGGTGCTAAAAAACTTATTGTTCTTTGTAAAATTGTAGGCTCTAATGGTGCAGTTTGTTTTTGTAAAGATTCAACTTGCTTTTTTGCAGCTTGATTAAGTGCTTCAGTAGATATAGCTTTATAGTACATCATCTGAATATAATCATCAGCTCCATCTCTAAGGAATTTTTCGGCAGTAGCTAAATCATCAGTCTTTTTAATTGTATCTCCTAAAGTAGCATTAAATTGTTTTAAGAATTGCTCTTTTGTAATAATGCCATTAGTATAATCATCGTGTGCTTGATTAAGTGTGTTTATTTCATTAGTAGCTTTTATGTAACCTTCTTGAGCCTCTTTAAATACGGCTGCTTCTAACTTCATTGCTTGAGTTACACCACTAAGTTTTTTATTTGCAAAATCACTTAATTCATCCCCAAATGATATAACTAATGAAGAAGCAACACCTAAAGCAAGACCAATACCAGCTGGACCAGTTAAACCAGCAACCATTGATTTTAATGCATTAGTATTTCCACCACTTTCTTTAGATAATCTTTGGAATGATTCTAATAAAGGATTTAAGTTATTTGCAATACCAATAAATCCATAAGATGCATCTTGTGCTACTCTTGAAACGTTAGTTAAGGCATTAGTAGCATCAGCAGCTGGTCTACCAACTTTATTCATTTGTTGGTTTATACCAGCAATTGTACCATTAAGAGTCTTAATTGAATTATTTAAATAATTAATCTCTCCAACGTTAGTAGCTTTCTTTAAGGCAGCTTCAAATTGTTTTAATAGATTTTGTGCTTTTGTTAACGCACCTTCAAAGTCCGTAGTATTAGCACCAATATTAATATTTAAATCTATAATTTCTGCCATCTTAATTATTTTGCTCCGTACAATTTAAGTGTCCTTGCTAATTGTTCTTGAGTTATCATTACTCTTTCTTCATCAATATCTACCTCATCCAATTCTGGAATACTCCAAAAAGACTTTAAACTTTTAGGATTTTTCTCGGTTGTGGAACTTAGATATACAATATAGGCAAGGTTTCTAGTCCTTGCCCATTCGTTTAACTCGTTTCTTTCCTTACCTAAAACGATAATGGAGAAGTCCTTCCAAGTCATATCCCAAAATTCATTTGGTCTTATTCCACATTCAGCAGCCTTAACTAATATATCATCCCAACTTAGCTTTGTTAGGCTTTTTTTTTTCTTCTTCCTTCTTTACACCTGTAATGGTGTGGACTGTACTTTCAACGATATATTTTAAATAGTCAATTATTTGACCTTCCTCGTTAAAAATAGAACCCACTTCATCAATCCATTCACAAGCATCATCTATTGTATACTCAACTGCCTCTTTTTTACTTACACAAGCAGATTTATACCCAATATAAACAAGTTGGACTATTACATCCAAACTTGTTTGAGCCGTTGAAAGAACTTTAAAGTACTCATCAATACCGATATTGTTTTCTTTTGTAAACTCACGCATTGACCAAGTACCCCACTTTAGGTGGATTGTGTTGTTGTTAGTCTTTAATTCGAACATAGTTTTTTATTTTATTTATACTGGTACTTCAGTTTGTGCGATAGGTGGTACACTTACTACGAAAGTTGCAGTAAATTTAACATCATCTTTATCAGCAGCATTAACACCAAAATCGCTAATGA